GTAATAGAAGTTCAATATCTTCTGAAGTTGTTACAACAGACCAAATGGGAGGGTCTATAAAGAAAGCTCAAGTAGGTCACGTTATCATTTCCGTGGCGAAAACATTACAACAAAAAGAAATGAAATTGGCAACCATTGCAATTACAAAATCAAGAATCGGTGATGATGGTATCGTATTTGAAAATTGTAAATTTGATAATGGTATGTTAGAGATTGATACTGAGTCTTCAGTAACTTTCTTAGGTCTTGAAGAACAAAAAGAAGAAAATAACAGGCAGAGAATCAAAGACCTGTTAGACAAAAGAAAACAAAGAGAAGAAAAAAACTAAAAAATTATGAACGAAAATATATTAAAGGAAAATCCTAATAGGTTTGTAATCTTCCCAATCGAACACAACGACATTTGGGAATATTATAAGATGCACCAAGCGGCGTTTTGGACGGCAGAAGAAGTTGATTTAACAAATGATATTAGGGATTGGGAAAATTTATCAGAGAATGAAAAATATTTTGTCAAAAACGTACTATCGTTTTTTGCCGCGTCTGATGGGATTGTTAACGAAAATTTGGCCGAGAACTTTTATAGAGAAGTACAGTACCCTGAGGCTAAGTTTTTCTATGGATTCCAATTGATGATGGAGAATATACATTCCTTAATGTATTCATTATTGATTGATACATACATATCAAACCCAAATGAAAAAGATGAATGTTTTAACGCTATTGATAGACTACCCGCAGTTCAGAAAAAAGCAAAATGGGCTCTTGAATGGATTGAAAACGCATCTTTCCAAGAAAGGTTAGTTGCTTTCGCAGCGGTTGAAGGTATCTTTTTCTCGGGGTCTTTTTGTTCTATATTTTGGTTAAAGTCACGAGGTATTATGCAAGGATTGTGTAACGCAAACTCTTTAATATTTAAAGATGAAAATTTACATTGTGATTTTGCAATTCACTTATTAAATAATCATTGTGAAAATAAACCATCAGAAAAAAGGATAAAAGAGATTCTACTTTCGGCTTTAGAAATCGAAAAAGAATTTATAACAGAATCGTTACCTGTTTCATTAATCGGGATGAATTCAAATCTCATGAAACAATATCTTGAGTTTGTTGTTGATGGTTTATTAATCAAACTTGGTTGTAAAAAACATTTTAATGTTGAACAACCTTTTAAATTCATGGAACAAATTGCCGTAGAAACTAAAGGTAATTTCTTCGAATCAAGAACCGTTGAATATCAGAAAGCGAAATTGAATGAAACAATTTCTTTTACTGATGATTTTTAATTAATTATTTTTTAGAATATGATGTCACTTAGAATTAAAAAAAGAAGTGGGGATGATGCGTCGTTTAACCCACAGAAAATCTACAATAGAATTAAACGAGCTTCAAAAGGATTGAACGTTAATTCAGATGAGATTTTTATTAAAGTAATTACTTCAGTACCAACTGAAGGTTTAATTACCACCAAAGAGTTGGATAAATTAATCTATGAGATTGCCGCGGCTTTCACAGGGAGTCACCACGATTACTCAAGATTAGCGTCTTCAGTTGCTATATCTTCTTATCACAAAGAAACCAATCCAAGTTTTAGTGAAACTATGAATGTATTACATTTAGAAGGTATTGTTAATGACGAGTTTATTAACATGATTAATTCATATGGTCCTGAAAAAGTTGATGAGGTAATTAATCACGATAATGACTATAATTTTGATTATTTTGCTTGGAGGTCTTTGCAAGAAATGTATTTACTTAAACTGTCAAATGGTAAAGTAGTAGAACGACCACAACATATGTATATGAGGGTTGCCATTTGGGTAACAAAATCATTTGAGCAAGCGGTTGAATATTATAAATCATTATCTAATCAACTGATTTCACCCGCAACACCTATTATGATTAATGCGGGTACAAAAGTACCACAATTAGCATCTTGTGTATTACATTACAACAACTCAGATTCACGTAATGGATTATTATACACATTAAATGACATCTCAACGTACTCGTCAGACGCTGCGGGTATCGGTTTATCTATGTCTAACATCAGAAGTAAAGAAAGTAGGATTTCTTCATCAGGAGGATTTGCAGGAGGTTTATTAAAATATTTAAAAATTGTAAATGAATCACTTCGATTCTTTAACCAACAAGGACGTAGACCTGGTAGTGCGGCGATATATCTTGAACCTTGGCATAAAGATATATTTGATTTATTAGATATTAAGAAGAATACAGGTGCTGAAGAATTAAGAGCTCGTGACTTGTTTACCGCACTTTGGATACCTGATAATTTTATGAGAGCGGTTAGAAATAATGACAATTGGTATTTATTCTGTCCTAACGACATTAAAAAGGCGGGATTAAAAGCGTTACAAGAATGTTATGGTGAAGAATATGAAGAAGTTTATAATCAAGCAGTAAAATTAGGTTTAGGTAAAAAAGTTAAAGCTCAGGATATTTGGACAAAAATAATTGAATCTCAAGTCGAAACTGGAGTACCTTACTTATGTTCTAAGGATAATGCAAATAAGAAAACAAACCATCAAAATATTGGAGTTATTAAACAATCAAATCTGTGTAATGAAATTTACCAATATACTGATGAGGACACTACTGCTATTTGTACATTATCATCTATGGTTTTGAAAAATTTTATTATAGAAGGTAAATTTGATTTTAACCTATTATATTCAGAAGTTAGAAAAGTTGTAAAGGCTCTTAATAAAGTTGTGGATATTAATAACTACTCAACCGAAAAAGGTCGTAAAGGAGGTTTAGACCAAAGAGCAATTGCCATTGGAACTCAAGGGTTGGCTGATGTTTTTTATCTAATGGATTATATTTTTACTTCAGAAGAAGCTCGTAAACTTAATAAGAATATATTTGAAACAATTTATTTTGCAGCGATTACTGAAAGTATGGAATTGTGTAAATCAGGTGAATATAAACCATATGCACATTTTGAAGGGTCGCCCATGTCTAATGGAGTTTTTCAATTCGACATGTGGGGGTTAAATGATAGTAATTTATTTTGGGATTGGGAAAAACTAAAAGAGGACGTTAAAGAATATGGTGTTTGTAACTCATTATTTACCGCTCAAATGCCTGTAGCGTCTTCGGCTAAAATAACAGGTTCTTTTGAAATGACGGAGCCAGCACACTCGGCTTTATTTAATAGACGAGTAGTTGGAGGTGAAATTATGATTGTGAACAAATATCTAATTAGTGATTTTGAAAAAATTGGTATTTGGTGTGAAGATTTAAAAAATGAAATAATCCTTAATGAAGGGTCAATTCAAAATGTGAATTTTAATAATTACATCGATTTAGAAGATAAAAGATATAATTTTAAAGTTAAAAGAGTTGAACATTTGATTCAGAAATACAAAACAATTTGGGAAATTTCACAAAAAGAATTAATTGATATGGCGGCCGAAAGAGCACCATTCATTGACCAATCACAATCAATGAATATTTATATGGCTAACCCGACATTATCTAAGATTACTTCATCACACTTCCATTCATGGGAAAAAGGATTGAAAACACTTTGTTATTACGTTAGAACTAAAGCAATCTCAACGGGGGCTAAACATTTGGCGGTTGATATTTCTAAAATTGAAAAACCAAAACCAACATCACAACCTTTAAAAGTTGAATATAATAATGTTAATTTACCACCAAAACCTGAAAATTCTGATTTCGAATGTTTTGGATGTTCATCTTAAAAATTTAAAAACTCTCGATAATGTCGAGAGTTTTTTATTTTAACACATAATACAAAAAAATTATAACGGTATTATATTTATGGTATATGGCAGAGGGTAGAACATACGGCATAAATTTTCCATTTAGAGATTCGTCTAAAGGTACTTACTTATCATTATCCGAAGATAGTGATGAAGAAATTAGGAGTAGTTTAGTACATTTACTTTTAACTAGAAAAGGTACAAGATATTATCTACCTGATTTTGGAACTAGATTATATGAATTTATTTTTGAGCCTATGGATGGTCCGACTTTTTCGGATATAGAGGCTGAAATTAGAGAATCCGTTGCTGAATATATACCTAATATTACAATTACAAATATAAGTATTACAGACGCTTCTTTAGAAGAAGAGGATAAAGGTACATTTATAAATAGTAATGGACAAAGAGAATTTGTAGTACCTGGTATGGCCGAAAAAGAACATACCGCAAAAATTAAAATTGATTATACTATCACTTCATCGGCATTTAATCCAAGTGATTTTGTAATTATTAATATATAATAAATTATGGCTAATAAAAAGATTTCATATACTACTAGAGACTTCCAACAGATAAGAACTGAGTTAATAAATTTCACAAGACTTTATTATCCCGAACTTATTGACAATTTTAACGACGCTTCAGTGTTTTCGGCATTATTAGATTTAAACGCCGCGGTAACAGACAACTTACATTTTAATATTGATAGAAGTATCCAAGAAACCGTACTACAATATGCACAACAAAGGTCATCAGTATTTAACATTGCTAGAACTTATGGACTTAAAGTGCCAGGTCAAAGACCTTCAGTTGCGTTAGTCGACTTTTCAATTACAGTACCCGCCTTTGGTGATAAAGAAGATTTAAGATATTGTGGTATCTTGAGAAGAGGTGCTCAAGTTAATGGTGCGGGACAAGTTTTTGAAACAGTATATGATATTGATTTTTCATCACCAATAAATGCCGAAGGATATCCGAACAGACTTAAAATACCTAATTTTGATTCAAATAATAAATTATTAAATTACACTATTGTAAAAAGGGAAACCGTAGTTAATGGGGTTACTAAAGTATTCAAAAGAACAATAACGGCAACAGATGTTAAACCTTTCTTTGAATTATTTTTACCTGAAAAAAATGTTTTAGGTGTTACAAGTGTTTTATTAAAAGACGGAACTCAATATGCTAATATACCATCACCACAAGAGTTTTTGGGTAATGATAATAGATGGTATGAAGTTAAGGCGTTAGTTGAAGATAGAGTTTTTGTTGAAGACCCTACTAAAGTTTCTGACCAACCAGGTATAAAAGTTGGTAAATATATCACAACAAGTAATAAATTTATAACTGAATATACACCTGAAGGATTTTTAAAAATGACTTTTGGTGGTGGTAGTCAATCAGCAGACGAACAATTGAGAGAATTTGCAAGAAACGGATTAAAATTAGATTTATATAAATATTCAAATAACTTTGCGTTAGGAAGTGTATTAAAACCAAATAGTACATTATTTGTACAATATAGAATTGGTGGGGGTGCTGGTAGTAATTTAGGTATTAACGTAATAACACAAATTGGTACTGTTTCTTTTTTTGTTAATGGTCCATCAGCATCTGTTAATACTAATGTAGTTAATTCTTTATCATGTAATAATGTTACCGCCGCAATTGGAGGAGCTCCTTCACCAACAACTGAGGAGGTTAGAAATCTAGTAACATTCAACTTCTCAGCTCAAAACAGAGCGGTTACCGTTAACGACTACGATTCAATAATCAGAACCATGCCGTCTCAATTTGGTGCTCCTGCTAAAGTCGCTATTACTGAAGAAAATAATAAAATTAAAATTAAAATGTTGTCATTTGACGAATCAGGTAATTTAACTGAAATAGTATCAAATACTCTTAAGAATAATATTGCTAATTATTTATCAAACTATAGAATGTTAAATGACTATATCTCAGTTGAAAGTGCTAATGTTATAGACTTATCAATGAACATTGACGTTGTGTTAGATAATAGTCAGACACAAGGTGCCTTAATTGCTCAAATAGTTAATTTAGTTACAGAATATTTTTCACCATCTAATAGACAAATGGGCAGTAATATTTATGTTTCAGAAATTAGACGACAAATACAATCACAAAATGGTGTAATTTCAGTTTCCGACATTCAAGTGTTTAATAAAGTGGGTGGACAATATTCCTCATCACAAACATCACAAGGATATTTAGATGATGAAACAAAACAAATAGGTTTAATTGATGACACAATATTCGCGGAACCAAGTCAAACATATCAAATCAGATATCCTAGCAAAGATATTAACGTAAGAATTAAAAACCTTTCCACCGTTAATTTTTCTTGATAATTTATTTTATTAATTTATGAATTATCTTTTTGAAAATGGTATATAAACTATTTATCAAAAAAGATTACGAATGTCAAATTCATATAGAATAAGAACCGAAGTAGGTGTAGATAAATCATTAAAGGTATTACTTGAACAAGAATATGAATATCTTGAAATTTTATCTTTAAAGGTTTTACAAAGTCAAATTTATACAAGACAATGCTCTGATTATGGAGTTATTATAGGTAGAGTTACCGCAAATAATGGATTTGGTATACCTAACGCTAAGGTATCGGTTTTCATACCTTTATCTACTGAAGACGAAAACAACCCAATTATAAGTGAATTATATCCGTATAAGTCTCTAAGTGATGTTAACGAAGATGGATATAGATATAATCTTTTACCATATAAACAACAACATAGTGGACATAGCCCGACAGGTACATTTTTCGATAAGGGAGATGTTTTAACAAACCCAACCTTAATTGAGGTTTACGACAAATATTATAGATATACCGCAAAAACAAACGATAGTGGTGATTATATGATATTTGGAGTACCACTAGGGGAACAAACAATTCATGTTGATGTTGACTTATCAGATATTGGTGAATTTTCACTTTCACCGCAAGATTTGGTCAGAACAGGAGCCGCTACTGAAGCTCAAGTTGCAGGAACTCAGTTTAAAAGTTCATCAAATTTAAACTCACTACCACAAATTATCTCAATCAATAGAGTTGTTGAAGTTGAACCTCTTTGGGGACAACCTGAAGTATGTAGTATAGGTATTATTAGAAGTGATTTTGATTTAACAAGTGAAGCCAACATTGATATAACACCCACCGCTATTTTTATGGGGTCGATTGTATCAACTGTTGACAATTATACTCAAAAAAGAAATTGTAAACCAAAAAATAAACATGGTAATTTATGTAGTTTAGTTGCAGGACCTGGTGAAATATTAGCGATTAGGCAGACAATACAACAGGATGTGAATGGAAGACCTGTATTAGAAACCTTTGACTTAGAACAAGGAGGTCAAGTAATTGATGAAAACGGTACTTGGTTAGTCGATGTCCCAATGAACTTAGATTATTATATAACAAATGAGTTCGGAGAAAAAGTTTTATCTAATGACCCTAAAAAAGGAGTTCCTACAAGAGGTAAATATAGATTCAAAGTTAAATGGTCACAAGCACCAACATTATCTGAACCTGTTAAAAGAGGGTACTTTTTAGTACCTAATATAAAAGAACATGGATGGGTTATTAGTGGGGGAAATAGAATTGACCCTTTAACTAATGGTTCTGCATCACCTTCAGATGTTGTACAAGCGATTAAATCTTATTCGTTTAGTTTAGATTGGAATGATTATCCTGATATACAAGGAGCTATTGATTGTGAAGATACATTTTATGATATGCAGTATAATAAAGTTTATACTGTCTCACAATTAATTGACCAATATCGAAAAGGGTTTCAACCAAGCAAAGTCATTGGGGTGAAACATATTCTTGATGATGTTTGTGAAAGTGAAAACGTCAAATTCCCAACAAACGATGCGTTTTTAAGGTTTGATTTACTCTACCTACTATTCACAATTATGATGTATATATTTAAACCAATATTATACATCATATTGGTTATTGTTCACGTTTTAGCCTTTTTAATAAAATTCATATTAGGACCGATATTAGCAATTGTTGTTGCGGTTGTATTTGTGATTGTCATAATAGTATGTCAATTTATTAATGGTATAATTTGGGTTATTAATTTATTTGCAAATGTTAATAAATTAGATTGTCCTACCATCGATGATATGACAGAGTTAATTGATAAACTTTTAAATATTTGGAAATTATTTACTAAGATAAATTTACCAAATTTATCATATAGCGATTGCGAGTTATGTAACTGTAAAGAACCTGATAGTGTTGAAAATAATGCGGCAGGACCGTCACCAACTAATATAGATACTGATGCAATTATAAATAACGCAGGAATAAATTCTTATTTAACAAATTATTTAGATAATAGTAAATACACCGCAAATCCAGGTTTTTCTTACCCTAGTGCATTTGAAACTATGATGGCTGGAGCTAGTTTTGATGGGTCAGGTCCTAAAACATACGCTCCCCAAATGGTTAAATATGGTGATGACGCTAATGGTGATAGACATTTATTTACTAGTAGTTTAACTCTACCTGAAAGAATAAATTTATTTAATAATAAAGCAAAATATTTTAATGATGGTGGAGGTACAAATCCTGGTGGTGGGTTTAACAGAATTAAAGTAACGTTTAATACTACTCTTAATAATCCTTTAGTTAAATCACATTTAGATAATGTAATCGTTGTGTCTATTAAAGATACTAAATTAGCAGAAATGCAGGCGGGGCAAATAATCGCTTTCCAAAACCCCACACTTTCAACAGATGTTAATTTAACAGGGTTTACACAGTTAAATCAATTTGCAACAAAAAGTATTACGGGTACATCAATCAATGATAATGGACAAATCACGGTTTATTATACCGACCCATCTGATTTATATGGAACATCATCACCTCAGTCAGTAATTTATGATGTAGAACAAAATCCTGATGATGCGACCTACGCTAAATTTGCTATGGATATGGAATATTTCCAAGTAATTACCGCTATGACGTATAACGATTTTAGTTCTTTATGTACCTCAAATCCATTGTCGTTAAGAGATAGATACCTATTCAATGACATGAGATTTGAATACCTTAAATCGTCAAGTAATTGTTGGTATGATGATTATTATCAAAATCCATTGGCGTCATACGATAATTATGGAAGTCAAGTAATAACATTTTTAGTTAGAGGTGTCGACCCGTATAGTACTCGACAACAAAATTCATATGATTTAAGTAGGTTGTTTGGATATACTACTTGGGGTGTACCAGGCTTAACAATAACGGGTGAGTATAAATTAAATCATCCTATTAGAGGTGGAGTTAAATCTGTTAAACATACTATGACAAGTGATGTTACTAATACAGACTCAAATAACTATAATCTTTATTATGATTCGTTCCATTTTGTTCCTGAATCTAATCCTGTTAATGCTGGTTTTACCGCTTTCACATCCACATTACCAAGTTATTATTCAAGTTTAGATACTTCAAATTTGACGTTTACTCCATCAGGAGCATTATCCTTAAATAACGTATGTTACCCAACTCCATACGGATATGGGGCGGCTAGTGTAAGACCTTTTAATACTATAATATCAGATGGTAATGGATTTTTATTGGAATGGGATGTAATAGTACCTCTTGGTTTACCACCTAACTGTACTGAAATTAGAACCGCTACACAAAATAGTTATCCTAATGAAAATAGAGGATATTTTCAAAATGAAATTGTTGAAGGTGGTTCCGTAATGTTACAAAGAGTTAGAGTACAATATGGGGTATCAACCTATGCGGCGGGTTATACTTACGCACCTAAATACTCTACAGTATCATACGGATTTAATAATTTAGGACCAAATGGAAACCAAATTATAATGAGGTCGGATAGATTACCAACATCAACAAGTGTTAAAGAAACCTCTAATAATAGTTTTGCATTACAAATGAACCCCGAGTTCGCAGTTTACTTAATTTCAGACGATGGGTCTGTCCCTACTGTAAACAATTCAACGGAACCATCAACCGCAACAGGAGCTAATCAAGATAGTAGCGAAGAAAATAATGGTAATCCTGTTTTAGATTCATTTAACTGTCCTCAAATGGTACCTCTTGGGTGTTATTATGGTGCCGCACCTGGATGCGGAAACTCATTTACCACTTCAGAAATTGCGATAAAACCTGCGGGAGACGGATGTTATGAAAACGGAGTTAATAATGAATTAATAATGGTAAACGGTTGTTACGTAACTGTTACAAGTATATTTTTATCTTTACCAAAAGATTTTGAAATTTTAACTGAATGGTCATCTAGACTATTAATTACGTTTGGTGCATGTAGAGACGTGTGGTCTCAAATGTTCACTAATAATTGGATTAATGGTACATTATACGCATTTGCATTTAAAAATGATAGATTCTTCACAGGACCAACAGATACACCACCTAACTCACCGTACAGTTTATATTGTAGAGATACTGTATATCTACACCCAACAACTTTAAACTTTTATTATAGGTCTAGTCCATGGGATGGTAGTAATTTTATAGGTGCTGACCCACCAACAGGGTTTTTTGGTTCTTATGGCGGTAATAATAAAAATCTAAGATTCCCAACCACTATGTTAGATATGGGGCCTAGAACACAATATTTACAAGAATTAGTTATGTCTGACGATTTTGATGGATATGTTGTTAATAATTTAGGACCTACAACCTATACTGACATTTCTGAGATTTTAAATTTGTTCATTATTAGTAGACTATCAAACACTAACTTTTTACAACAATTATTTGGAACATCAGGAGCAAATATTTTAAGTTATTTTAACGCAAGGTCTAAATTTATGGTTGATGCAGATTACGCTCAGGCCGTTTCTGTTAGTTCAGAATTAGGGGTTAATGAGTTTAATTCCGAAAACTACCCTCAAATAACATGTGCACAAGACCCCGTTTATTTTAATGGTGCCGATTCTGCCGATGGTATAATCGGAATTTTCTTTTCATCGGATACCCAAGTTAGAGATTTTATTACACCTAAAAGAACTATAATAGTTGAAGATGCTATGGTTACTGATGATTGTGCCTTTGGTAATTTTAAAGTATTCTCACAAGTGGTACCATTTTATCAGTGGAATATAAAACAAAATTCTGACCAAGATAGTATTTTTGGTTCTCAAAGTAATGATTGGTACACTAACCCATTGAGTAGTAGTTTTTATACTAATAGATACCAATCTTTAGACAGATTAGAAACAACTTCTAGATATGTAAGAACAAGTACTAGTTCATTCATTAAGGATTTTAAAGGTTATATTTATTCGTATGACACCTCAACTAACCAATATAACCCAAATCCTAACTCAATACAACCTAATGCCGCTCCTTATAGTTCTTCTAGTAGAATCTTTACAGTTGGTGCACCATTTCATTTTTATTTTGGACTTAAAAAAGGAAAAACCGCATTTGATAGATTTGCAGCTAAATGGATTAAAACTGATATAATAACGGATTAATATGGGTAATAGAAATGATTTAAGAGTTGTTTTAGGGTCTTTGAGGTATAAGTCAGCCCCAAATACTAATTTGTTTTTTCAAGTACCTCTTAAACAAACGTATAAAGAAAATACGGAATTTGATAGAAGTGTTGATGTTGATTTAGAACAAGTCTTTATTAATGAAAGACAAGAGTCAGATACTTTTAGACCTACTGCAAAATTCTCGTTATTGTTTAAAAATTCTTATTCAGGGTTCACTAATTACCCTCCTTTTGAAAACAATTTATATTATTTAAATTCACAACAAGCGGCTATTGCTCAATGTTTAGGAGGAAATCCTGATGCGATAAGCTGGACAGGATTACCTCAATATAATGAGTTTGATTTCGTAAGAAATGATTATAATGTACCTGGTTATACACAATCACCTGACGAACATATTATTTTTTCACCCAAAAGTGCATCATCATATAATTGGAATTTTTTTGTTAGTTATGCGTATGAAAATGACTATACAAAACAATTACAAGCAGTTGATTATAAAACAAACATAACATTAAATTGGGTGGTTGGTGATGGTATACCTTTTATAATTGAAAAAGTGGATACTGGCGGATTGGGTCAGATATCATTTAGGTGCCCAATAAAACATGGAATATCGGTCGGTGAGTTTGTTAAATTAAATTTGAGTTATAATGGAGATGACATATTCCAAGTAACATCGTTAGGGGCGGAAACTTTTGGTAGTGAAGAATACGTATTTAACATTGTTGACGTAGGATATACTAGTGTTTTCAATAATAATGTAACAGGGACCGCTAAAAGAGTTATTTTAAATGAAAATGAGTCCGATACTATTTCACAATATTATGTGAGACGACATAAAATATTAACAAATTCTGAAAATGCTATAATGACAAAGGCGGGATTTGAACAAAATATATTTGGTGAATCTAAAAAATTTGAAAGTAGTGGATTTACACCTAACCAAGTTTCAAGAGTTTCAATTAAAGAAGGGTCACAATCATATACTTTATCTTTTAATAAAGATATAAAAATAAATCCTTTAAGAGACAATCAAACAAGACCAATAACTGAATTATTTTTTACAATTGTTTGGAAAGGTTTTTTTGGGTGGACGTTTGGATTACCTAACGGAAGTGGAGGTTTTAACGGATTAAAAGAAGGATGGGAATTTAATTTACCATTAAATTCTTCAGGACAACCAAATAGTTGGTGGAGTAATTCTAATTCGGACTCTAATACAAATATACCTGTTAGTGTGTATAATACTGCACAAGGGGTACCCCCAAATGTATCACCATCTTTTAACGGGTTTACTTATATTGAGTCATTAAAAGAAGATGATATAATTGATGGGGATGTTTGTGAATGGAATAATTATGAACAAAAGGAGAGAGTGATATCTAAATTATATCATAAAATAAAGTTTAACCCATTTGTATTCTCAATAGGAGGTAATCCGTCAAATCCTTTAGGGTATTATTATCAACCACATCATGGATTAACTATAAGGGTTTTTTCAGATTATATTGAGGACGGAAACCCCCAAAATGTAATTGGGATACCCGACTATTCATATTTTTCAACAACTAAAAATTTATTTGTATGGAGAGATTTATACCCATATGGATACATTGATAGTTCATTTAATGGAGTTAATTATCCATTTTTAAACGGTGTTCACTATCCTTTCAGTGACTATATATTCAGAATAATACCTGAAGGAACTAATTATAATGAACAGACCATAATAGCGGAACCATTAATTGACGATTGTGAGTAACAAATTTTTATTTACTATACCTAACGAAACCAAGGGGATTCAAATTCCTATAGAAATGAAATGGGATTTCTATGGTAGAACTGATAGTATTGAACTATATGAAGATGATGTTTTAGGTCAAATTATAGGAGTGGCGAGTGATTTTGAAGTTGCTAGATTCTCACACAATTCTTATGGTAATAATGACATTACAAAATTAGATTATGAATTTTATTTTTATGATGGACTCCCACCTACAAATCAAACAGTAGTTACATCCACTCTAACAGACTGGAAAAATAGTTATTTAGCTGAAGGGTTTACGGGTGATGAAATTTATTATTACACAAAACCTTTTACAAAGTCATTCTTTAAGCTGGATTTTTATGATACAAATGATACTGTAAATCAAACTAATTACTTTAGCGTTATAATACCTGTACAACAAGGAGACACCGAAAGTATTAGTATATCACCATTAATACCGAATGTTAATATTAAAAAACCAAAATATTCTTTAGATTTTGTTGGAGATAAAGAAGGGTTTTTCTTGTATTGGTTAGCAAATACTGAATTTTTAGATATTAAAACTTTTTATATGTCTGTTAAATTTTTTGATGGTAAATTAGGAGTTTTTGTAAAAATGATGAATGAACCACAATCATCACTACCTAATAAATTTGTTTTTGATAACTCAAGATACTTTTTCAATAAAGTAGTATTGGATTATGATACTAAAACATATGAAATTTTTGATTACTTAGATAACCGTATAGGTGCGGGAACACCAATAAAATGGTATGAATATATAAATCCATAATGGACGAAAGATATTATAGTATAAGAATATCCCCTGAAGTTATTAAGAATGATTTATTCTTACATCCTTATGATGCAGGTAATTCAGAACCAGATATTAATGACCCATGTTGTGAAGTAACAGGTACAACAACAACACAACAATATACGGGATATACTTACGGGTATTCATCGATGACCCAAGTTTTAAGTGGAGGGACTAATGGAGATTCAATCTTGACAGGGTTGACAGTACCAGTATTCTTAACTGAAACTACAGTTGATGTTGGGTATTATTCTGTATTTGATGGTATGGTTTTACAAAAAGATACTATGACTAACTTTTTGTTTTCGGCATCTACCTTTTCACCATACACTTATTATTTTTATAATACATCTGACACTGAATTTAAAAAATATTTACAATTTGCAACCTATAAAGTTGATTGGGGTGATGGGACACCAATAGATTTAATTACGACTACCGCACCTAATTTTTATACACATACTTATTCCCAAGACGGAGAATTTACTATAACTTTTTCGGGTATGAGTCCGTGGGGTACAAACATTGTAGAAAAAACGGTATATGTACCATTCACAGGAGTTACAGTACCAAATCCAAACGGGACTGCTTATTTTATTCCTGCTGGTGGTAGTTGGTCGGGAACTCCTTTAATGTATGATTATTTATTTACGGGTGATTCTAATTGTGATGTATATGACCAAGCTAGTTACAATTATACAACAGTTCCATTTTTAATTTCAGGGTTCACAACATCAAGTATGTCCGATTTACAACAGTACGGTAGTAAATTTAATCCTATGATGTTTGGAGGTAAGTATAAAATAGGTGTACAAGTTACAGGAACATCTGGAAGTATTGGTACTTTTTGGGGACCATCACCTGATAATGTATATACCGCCTATACAATAAATGACATTGATTATTATGATTATAATGATGGTACAACAGTGTTTATGACTTATTCATCAGGTATGACACCTGATATGATGGTTTGCTCGGCAATTACAAAAAATGAGGTATTATTAAATGTAATTGATGAAGCAGAAATACAAACTAATGTATTTATAGAAAGGGGTAAAAATTCCGCATTAGAGAGAATCCAAAGATTAGGTGAAGTGGATAATGTCGGAGACCTCGAAAAATATGGGTACAAATTTTTTAATGTAAAAAATACAGGATAATATGGCAACAGGAACATACGGAACAATAAGACCAGCGGATGTCTCACCTGAAGATGTTGAGATAATTTTAAATTATACACCATCAAGAGATGAAACAAATAACTTTGTGTTAACTAAACTTGACGCAAAAACTTTATTAAGACCTTATTTTAATAATAATAGTACTGGAGGGTCAACTGTGGAAGTTTTAGGCGGTCTTTATAATTTAACATTACCGTCAGACCAATTTAATAGATTGGGTATATATACTCTATATATAAGACCTGCACAAATTAGAACAACTATTTTAGATTGTGGTGTTTTATCATCATTACCTAATGTTAGAGGGTTAATTATTGATTTAAATTCAGTACCTTCTGAATATAGAAATAAGTTTATTAATCAAGGATTAGTTGGATTTAGAATCGAATATTTAAATAACGATGGGTCCAAGATACCTAATTTTTTTAGAATTATAACATCATCATTTTTTTGTGAACCAATAGTACAAAACTTGACAAATACATCACAAAAAGCTATTAGATATAGATATACGGAGAATAATACTAATTTAATATTTTGTACATTATCACCATCATCAGCACCTACAAACAAACCTAACGCAATACCATTTATTGGACAACCAAACCAAAAAATTGTTATATCAAATACTTTTTTTAATCCGATTACTTTAGACATTGAAGTTGCGGAACACGACTTCTCAACATTAGCAATTGCACTATTTGGTAATCAAACTAAATCTATTGATGATGGTATATATACCATGTACGATACTCAAAATAACATTTATAGACAATATAACCTTTATGAAATTAGAGACCAATTTAATGAATTATTATTTGAGGTTAGACAAGATAGAGGTGATAATATTGATTTTAGTAAAAACTTTACAAATATAACACAATAATGGCGATTAAAAAATATACTTGTCCTCCACAGTCGGCAACAGGTGCTGGAACTTTTTCGGATGATTTAGTTGGTTTACAATTAGTCGCGGGAGGTGGTTTAACGCAAGGAAATTTTGAGTTTGTTACATCTGCAACTGAAAAAACCAATAGAAATTTTATTACAGGTATATTTTCAGACCCTATTAATTTAGAATCGATTGGAATTAATAGTATTGAACAATCTAAAGCAATTTTAGAAAGTAATTTTAAAGTTTACCCAAATTTTGATTTAACCCAAGTTAATAATTTTACTTTATACGGGTCGATGGTCAAAAGAATATCCGCATCTGTAACTAAAATCATAAGTTATTTCCCTGCGGCTATAGAGTCTACTTTTATGGGTATTAATTATGTTACAGGAGTAACTGCCGATAATGTTGTTTATAGTCAATTAAATGATTCTACGACTTTTACATTAGACATTGCTAGACTTAGAAACCCATTTGATGTTGATTTTACAAACAACTCAACAAGAAATTTAGAACTAAAGGAAATACAAGTATCTCCATTGAGAGATATGAAAATACAGTACGCTAAGTATTCTTTATTTATTAATAATAATGAATATAAAGTAATAAATATAATTCCTACAGATAGTTTAACTAATGGTAATTTAAGTATAACTGTTAGTGGAGACGCTTTTTCAGGTCAAACTGTAATATTTGATAATTTAGTAATTAGACCAAATGACCTTGAAGTTAACAGAGTATTTAAGGAAGTTTTCGATGAGGTTGAACAATTCCTTTTGAATAGAAACATCACACCAAAGTATACATCAACCTTTAAAGTCCCAAGAGAGGCTGAAGACGGGTCATATTATGTTGAGGACCTTAATCTAACATGGCCATTATATGGTACATGGAATATTGATATTTTAACTAAAGCGTTTGAAAGTTATATTGTTTCTTTAAATGATGTTAGTGAATCTTTTGATGGGTATAAAACTAATTTAGTATCGAGATTTTTAACAACGGGAGCATTTAAAGAGTTCGATACTATCGGTCAAAAAGTTGAAAAAGTATTACAAATATTTGGAAAAAGTTTCGATGATACAAAAAAATATATAACCGCATTGTCGTTTATGACATCTGTAAATTATAATGTAGGTAATGATATACCATCTCAGTTACTAAAAAATTTGGCTCAAACTTTAGGGTGGACTACTAATATGTCCCCAATATCCAACGAAGAATTATTATCTTCAGTTTTTGGTACAACTAAACAAGATAAAAGTAATTTTACTGGTATATCACAACCACAAACGCCTGATGAATTAAATTATCAGTATTTTAGAAATTTAATTTTAAACTCGGCTTTTTTATTTAAATCTAAAGGCACCAGAAAATCTATTGAAATATTATTAAGATTAATTGGTGCTCCTGAAGCGTTAGTAGAATTTAATGAATATGTTTATTTGGCGGACCAAAAAATAAATTTATCACAGTTTAATGAGCAGTTTGTACAAATTTCAGGAGGTACTTATATTGAAAATACACCAATATTAGACCCGACAGATGTTTATTCTATTTTCGGTAATTCATATACAGGATTTACAACAAGTGCAACAATCAAAGATGTTAATGTTACTATTGATGACTATCCTATGGATGAATTTGGATATCCTTATTCACCACCTGATAGTGAAGACTATTTTTTCCAAAAAGGTAGTGGATGGTTTGAACAAACACCACAACACAGAGCCCCTGAACAAGTTGATTTAACAAATAGTGTTTTTGTTGGTAATAATCCTAATTATCAAACTGTTTTATTACCATACTCATATGGTCAAGAATATCTAAATAGATTTAGAAAATTCCCATTCATGAATTTAGGTTATCAGTTAACACCTGTAGTCGATAATAATAAAAGTTGGGTGGATAATGAAGTGGGGCTTAGAACCAATCTTGATGGTAATATAAATGCTAGATATTTTGTCGAAGATGATAGATTAGTTCTTAACGTTAAAAATGTTGATTTATTTTTAAATCCCGCACAAGGACTTCTTTATGATGTATGGACTATGTCAAGAGAATTTAATTACCCAATACCTAACCAAGGATTAAATTATGTTCCACCAACATATTGTAATCCTAAACCTTATAGCCCATATCCTGGTAGAGGAGGTGTTGATTGGACTGAAATAGTCCCTTTACCAAAAAGAAAAACATTTTTTGAGTTTGCTCAAACATTTTGGCAAAACATGATTAATGTTAGAAACAGACAATATGCTACTAACGGAAAAACAGGAGGGTACCCCACATTAGATTCAATTTATTGGAGGTACTTAGAGTCTCAACAAACAATTAATATACCTAACGATAACTTTACGTATAAAACAATGATGGATTACGTAAATGGTTTAGGGGATTATTGGATTAGATTAGTTGAACAAATGATACCCGCAACAACTATATGGAATACGGGAATTAAACTTGAAAATTCAATTTTCCACAGACAAAAATTTGTTTGGAGAAGACAAGAAGGTTGCCAATTAATACCAACCCCATGTAAACCATGTTCGTTAATTAGTAATATATTTACTTATGATTGTCCAATTGAAAGTGTTGAATGTTCGATATACCCTTGGACTAATAATCCACAAATTCAGAGTTTAAATGCTGTTTTAGGTAAAACATTAGAGTCTTATTTAACAAATAACGGATACACATTAAATGATTGCGATTTTAATGGGATGTCAACCCAATGGTTTGTTGATATAAGAGTTGACGATACTGTTGTTGTTAGTTATCCATTTTTTAACGGTGTTGGTTATAGTAGTCCTACTTATAGCTCACCGACAACCGAAATGTGGGATACCGCATTAGAAAATGCTTTAGAGAGTTTAAAAGATTACGGATTTGATTATTATTTAACAGAAGAAGAAACTGTTATTGTTTACAATCAAGTATGTTCAGTTTCTGAACAAGGAATCAATTTTAAATTGAATATAGGAATAAACTTTGAAATATTATGTAATTAATGTCTTGTCAATTAAGTGCAACAATTGGGGGATTAACAGGTGATTGTAGTAACACACAATCGGGAGCCTTTACTATAGATATACTTAATGGTGCCCCTGGTTACACTGTAAATTGGATTTATCCACCATTTGGTAGTTTCCCTGTTACAGGTGACTTTACCGTAACTAATTTATCTGCGGGCACATATTCATTTACTATCACGGATTCTTGTGTGCCTGATAATGAAACGGTAACCGTCAATGTTAACATTTCTTCAGGAACTTGTGTTAGTTTGACAGGAGTTCAGAACACGTCTTGCGGTTTAAATAATGGTGGGTTAACTGCAACAACCACTAATTTTTACGGTACAGGTAAATTTTATCTTTACGAAACAACCGAAGGATACATTACTTCCGCAAGTACAATTAACAATTTTTGTACGTTTGATAATTTAGATGATGGTATATATTATGTGATTGCTGATGATGGAGGAGGATGTACAGGAAAAACCGAGACATGTATCATATTAGACTCAAATGAAATAAGTGTTGATTTATTTGTGGTTAAAGCCTCATCGTGTTCACCAAATACAGGGGCAATTTATGTTACAGGAGTTACAGGTACACCACCATTTTCTTATTCATGGAATACAACACCTGTTCAAACAACAACATCAATAACAGGGTTGACACCTGGTAATTATATATTAACAGTAACCGATTCAACAGGGTGTGTAACTAGTAAAGGAACTGTTTTAACAACGGACCCACCTTTAGGTTTATTGGACATTTCTTTTACAAATCCAACATGTTTTTCTTCCGATGGAACGGTAACAATAACCGCATCAGGAGGAACCGCACCATTTCAATATGTAGGTTCTAATGGATATATTGACACCACATTTAATGCGACCAACACATTTTTTAATGTGCCTGCAGGACCATTTACAATAATTGTTAAAGATGCGGGTAATTGTAGTTTTACCGCAACTACTACATTATTAACACCAGGCGGGTTGGGGGTTACGTCAGTCAATGTTACTAATTCAACGTGTAGTGGTAATGGAGGTCAAATATCTGTAAATATTTTTGGAGGTTCACCACCTTATGTTTATACATTAACTAATTCATTAGGTCAAAATACTGTAGTTAATGGAAATTTTACCAATTGGTCATTTAACGGGTTATCATCGGATACGTATACTTTAACAATATCAGATGAAGGACCATGTGACTTTGTTAACACATATGTTGTAGATAATAATGAATTATTTGAATTAACTATAGAAACAACAGGGACTACTTGCGGTCAAGAAGACGGTTCGGTTTTATTATCAATTACACCAGGAGGGACTCCACCATTCCACTATGAAATTGATGGGTATTCTGATTTCTCAAATAATTTAACATTCTTATACGAAAACTTATCAAGTGGTAATTACGTAGCAACAGTTACAGACGCTAATTTCTGTCAACAACAATTACCATTCACAATATCTGATTCAGGTAATGTAGATTTTTTATTAATAGGAACGGATTCATTGAATGGTGATAATGGTACGATAAGTGCTTTAATAACTGACGGTACACCACCTTTTGTTTTAACTTGGAGCTCAAACGTAGGAGGTCAAACAGGGACTGAAGTGAATAACCTAAGTGCAGGAACTTATACATTAACGGTTGTTGATGATAACGGATGTTCAAAAACAAGAACAATCACATTAAATGGGTTTAATAAATTAACATCATACGAAGTTTATAATATTTGTGATGAAGACTTTTTTAATACAGGTCAAACAGGTAGAAAAGGACCCCAAGAAATGTTAATTGAAGGATTTCATGATTTAACTATTGGAGATACTAATTGTATTCTAAATAAAGCGATTTTCACAGTTGTTACCACAGTTAATAATGTTGTAAAAACACAATCATTCTATACAGGTACGACATTAACAGATTTCCCATCTGACAATGAATTTTACGATGTTGTTGAAGAATTATTATTAACTTATGGAGTAATTGGTGAAGTTTTGATAGATGCGGTTAAAAATACTTTAACGGTTAATAGTGGTTGTGACGTTACAATTGAAACTTTAGATGCAACTGTAAAAGTGGAGTTAGATATATCTTATGATATTAGTTGTGAAACCTGTGATGATTTCTGTAATTGTTTTGAAGTTTCAGGACCTAAAGGATGTGTGGTTTCATATACAAATTGTGATGGAAATAGAAGCTCAATAGCTTTATCGGGCACCGAAAACGAAAGAATATGTGGTAGAGAAATTTTAGGTAGTGAATGTGAAGAATGTACAACACCTTTAGATTATTTGTTTAAAATTGCTACAACATTATACAAATTAAATTTACCACCTGCAGGACTAATGGGGGCCGAAGCAGAAGAATCTGAAACATTTTCTGATATTATTAATTTAATTTTAGTTAGAGGTTTGGTAATAACAAATGCTTCTGAAAGGATATGTTGTAGCGAATGTGGAATTGACGATTTTACTAATTTTTACATGTTATCGGATATTAAAATCGCTCAAAATCTTTATGTTGAAAATTACGGACAACCAAATTGTTGTAATAACTATAGTGGTAATACAACAGTTTATAATGAATTTGTTGAAGCTATGGAAATAACCTTTGGGGATGCGCCTGAACAATGTGAAAGTAATTTTATAAATTGTTTAGAAAATTTAAAAAATTTGGTGGGGGTAGTATTTTTTGACACTTTAATGTTTTCAGGAATTGTAGAAAACCCATTAAATACTACCCAAACATTACTTTGTTCTTTAGTAAATCAATTAGAAATTTTAGTTGATGAATACGGATTAACTCAATCCGATTGTTATGATATAGTTTACACTTTATTATCTAAAGGTTTCTTTTCTATGTGTAAAAATGATACTGTCTTTATAGGTGGTTCTGATAATTTTTATACTTTTTATGAAAGAGTTGAATCATTAGTTTTACCTTCGGCAGAATGTCCTGGTGTTATAATAGAAGAAATTGGACAATGTATATCAGAAGTGTGCCCAACAAGCACCGCTTGTACAAGCCCTATGGAATACTTATTTAGTATCATTCCTTTACCCGAAGAAGGAATGTTTGGAGCGGAAATTACTGAATCGGCAGAAGTTTATATTGAACAAATGTTGGCAATATTGAAAGACGGTATTATATTAGATATTGAACAAGAAACATTTAGTTTTTGTTGCCCTGATGGGTGTGTTTTTCCTAGTGAATCTGGGTCATTTGGTATAAACTATTATTTTTTAGGTACTCTTAGAGCTTTTGATACTCTTGTAGAAAGTAAAGAGGGTATAGGATTTCCACAATGTTGTATAAATCATTTTTTTGGTATTGAAGAATATGTCTCATATATTAATGATTTTAATATTGGTAATATAAATTTACCTATAGCGTGTTGTAATAGTTTTGAACCGTGTTCTGAAAATCTTATTGATAAGTATTTTTTGGGTAGAGGAGCAATTGAAGTTTCTAAAATAAATGGGTATTCAGAATTGTGTAATTTAATAACTTCAGTAGATACATTACCATTTAACGATTTAGAAAAATCTGAAATTATTAATTCCTTATTTAATACTGGATTTAATGTATGGTGTTTTGGGAATCAAATATTAATCAGTAATACGACTAAATTTTTAGAATTAATTAATGGATAAAAAAAATATCGGTCAATTGACCGATATTTAATTTTATCGTTAAATTAAACGATATTACCAAATTTGTTCTTGATTCATATAACCTAACACACAACAATATGCGTCAGTCATATCAAAGTTTTCTTTTTTAAGGGTATTGTTTTTAGTGTATGACCAAGTAATTTGAGGTTCTCGTTTTGCAACTAAATCCCATATAATTTGTTTTTTATCACAATCTTTTGGTTGACCACCAAACAACACAAACTTACCTTTGTCATTTTGTTGTACTAAATTAGGAAAGGCAAATTTTCTTGAGTTATAAGTTGAGATATATTCAGGAACAATACCTAAAACATCATAAATTTCTTTAGTGATTAAAGTGTTATATCTCATAAGAGTTTGAATAGTATAAACATTGTTACTATTCATTAAAGGTTCTTCAATTATAACCTTGGTAATACCTAAATTTTTATATTGAACAAGTTTACTTCTAAAAATTTCACTTTTTAGTATTAACTCTTTAATTTTATTATCTTGCTTAGGTTTAGGGACAGGAGAAACATGGGTGAGTTCTAACAACTCTTTAGTCTCAATTTCAAATAACGCCCAACCAATAGTTTTAGTAGAAACGTCCAACCCCAATACCTTTGGAGTACTCTCAATAGATTTTTTCATATTAGATATCGAATTTAATCAAAAACTGCTGAATACCTTGTCTTAATACAGGTGACTGCATTTTTGATATAATCATAAGATTTTTGTTAGAATCGTAAAGACCAATTTCACTAACATATGATGGTTTACCTTGAGTCCATGTTGGATTAGATGGTGATTGAAATTCTACCTGACTTAAATTTATTTTATACCTCATTTCATAAATTGTTGCTTGAATGTCAGTTTCTAATGAACCATAGAAATAATATTCATCACCAAAATTTAATGTGGTACCAGTATCACCAACAGGCGTTAAAGGAATGTAGTTATCTAAATTATATGTTGGTGAGTTTTCATATAAGTCATCTGTAATTACAAAAGTAGTACTTGTTAAAGATTCTTCAGTTATATATCCATTAACTAATAAATTTGAAATTTGGTCTGTAAAGTCAATGATTTTCCATTCAGAAGAGTTAGGCCTTCCTGTACCGTCAACTTTTTGACAGATAATCTCAAATTTATCAGCGTAAAATCCTGAAACTACATCACAACCTATAGGACAAGTTGTTGTGCTTGTTGTTATTGGGTCAAAAGTTGTTGTACTTGTTGTTATTGGGTCAAAAGTTGTTGTGGTTGTTATAGGACTATATTCAGGTCTTAAACAAGGAAACTCAGCACCAAATCTAACCGCAACATTTTGGGAAGGTTGAGGGTTACATTCGATGTTAGGTCCTTGCATTACTGTGTAATAATTACAATGTAACGAATTTGTAAATATGTCACTATTACTTAATCTATAAGTAACGTGCATGTATTGAGACGAACCTGTTAAAACACCTGTAACTGAATTACTATCAGTACCACAAGTATTAGGTGTTACTAATGATGTTTTAGGCGCTGGTAAAGTCCAATTTCGGTTTGCCTTATATGACATTGCAGCAACAATCTCTTCGTCATCAATTATTAGTAATTTAGAGTCAGGGAAAACTTTACCAATTCTGTTAGGTAGATTATTTGTATTTCTATGAGTATCCCATAAATGATAGTACCTAATACCAGGGGAATTCATATCACTATTTTTAGTTGATTGAATATATTGAACTTTAAACAACTCAAGGTCCTCAAACTCGGGAGGGTCAACCCAAAATGTTTCACCTAAACAACATTCAGGATTTTTATGCCACATTAACCAAGGAATGTGTAGTTTAAAATTTCTTGCTTGTCCTGTCGTATCCGCAGGGTTTGAAACATCAAAAGGCTCAAGAGCAAATTTTTCACCATAGAAGAAATCAATTGTTTGATTTGTGTAATGAATTATTGCAATCGCCTTTTGTTCTTCAGGTGTTACTATCACTTTATCACCTAAAGAATCGTAGTGATAGGATGAACTAGTGTCAGTCTGACCACTACTTGATGCGTAACCAAAATATTCTTTTGACCCAAGATATTGTCTTGAACCAAAGTTAGTATAATCCTTATTAATTGATGAGAAGAGACCCGCAGGACTCTCAGACCACGGAATATTCATATTCCAAACCTTAACATCAAACTCATCAGTATAACATACTGATTCATAATTAATAACATTATCTCTCCAATGAGGACGAGGAGTTATTGAATCATAAATCGTTTGCATATTTGGAGGATATACAATCATCCTTGCATAACACTCTGATGATATATTTGAAAAATCAGGTGTTGGTCTATCTAATGTATATTCACCTAAACATATTGAAGTAATTCTATAAGTTAACATAGAATAACAACTACTAATAGGAACTAAACAATCTGGCGGTGGAGGCGGTGGACACGCTCTACTTGGAGTAGGTGTCGGACAAAATGTTGCCGATGGAGTTGGAGTAGGAGTTGGGGGTTCACAACTAAAAGTTGCTGATGGTGTTGGTGTAGGGGTAGGTGTTAATGTATTGTTACTTGAAGTAATACTTGGAGTTACTGTCATTGTTGGAGTTGGAGAAGGTGTTGGAACATTTACACAATTACCATTAATTAAACCTTTACCATCATAAAAAATAGTCACAATATCACCAACTGAGGGTTCTCTTACTGTAACACCGTAATTAGATACCACAGGGGTTATTACTTTAGAACCATTTAAAGAATTCATTTTAACAACATAGTTGGAATTAATCGCGTAAAAATTATTAGTTAATGCGCTCCAATTTATTGTTGTTGCGGTGGTATCACCTGTAAAAAAACCTCTCATAACCGCTCTGTTATAAACAGGGCTGACTATAGAATCCATAAAAGGAATACCATATGTATTCCCCGCAGACCCATCTACGTAATATGGGTATTTAATATTTTCTTTATTTGATTGTGGAGACCCACTCGAATTTTGAGCATTAAAATTTGGCTCAAGAATCATCGTATCAAATTGATTATAGGACACTGGTAATGTGTTATATGAAACTTCACTATCACCTATTTGAAAATAAGAAATATTAAAATTACCTTGTGATAATTTTTGTCTTCCTGTGTCGGTTAATCTTGTGTTTATTAACCCTGATGTATTTTTAATAATGTATCCCATTGATTATAAATATTCTTATTTAATTTTTATGACGTAATTACTGAACAACAACTACAACCAGTAATTTTTAAATTTGATAAACTATACGTTTCATTACTTGTGCCTACATAACAATCTATAAATTCATTTCTTGTAACTGTTGTTATTGTAGTAATTTTAAAAACATTTGTGTTGTTAATAGTTATTGAATTCCATGATTCAGTTAAAGATGTTAACCATACATTATTAGATTGACAACCCGCAACTGTATTTATTATACTATCATTGGTTATTGAACTTGTTGATGGTTCTATAACAATGTCATCTATTGTTAATGAAGTAATTGTCTCAGAAGATGATGAATCTTCATTTGGTGATGATTTAGATAAATTTAAGTGATTTAAGTTAAACGTTAATAAAACACCATCAGGTAATTCGGGTGTTACAGATAATGTGGTAATATATTCTTTAGATAATGTTGTGTTATTCGCCTCTAAAGTTTTAGGCAATGTAACTAGTTTTACATTATATGTTACAGGTTGTGAAGGTGGGTTCAGAATAACCGTGTTATTAACAGTTCTACCACTAATATCGCTAATAATTACGTTATATGTACCTGAACATAGATTACTAAACATTGGTATATTTCTATATGTCAACCCTCCATTTATTGAGTATGAATATGGTGGGTCACCACCATTGGCTTTAATTGTTAAACCACCATCACAACCACATATTGTTTGATTTTTTGTGATTAAGGTAGTTAATGGTTGTACACCTTCTTCAGACATGGTTGAATAACGATTACCAAAAATACCTACTAATGGCTCACAAGGACCTTCATAAACTATAATACTTCCTGTACCACCAATAATAAACCAACTACCATAGATTGGTGGGTATGTTGGATTTGTGTTAAATATGGTATAAGTGGTTGGAGTTGACGCAGAAACTTTCCATTGAGATAAAGAAGAATCCCAATATATAGATTGAGTTGAATCGTTAGATATCCAAGAAGGTCGAGAATTGAATAAACCGTTTGGTGTGAAATTTGTACGAGTCTCTACGTAACTACCACCTTTACTAAGTATATTGGTAACTAAACATAAATCATATGTTAAATATGGAGAAGTCGGTGTTGGAGTTGGTGTAGGTGAAGGAGTTGGTGTTGAACCTGTTAAAGTACATTTAGTTGTTGCCGTAAAATCACCATAAGAGTCAATTACAGTTGCTTCGTAAATCCCTGCACTTAAATTATAAATTACGGGTGAAATATTACCATTATTCCAAGAAATATAATAAGGAGGAGTACCACCTGTAATTGTTAATGAAATTGAACCATCTGACGATAACGGAGAAGGATGAGTAAGATTACACTCAACACCCATCGGAAATAAAGTGATTGGGTCACATTCATTAATAAATTTAGGGATTATTGGTTTTGATAAAGGGGTAGGTGTTGGTGTAGGTGTCGGAGTATGCGTTGGTGTTGGTGTAGGTGTCGGAGTTACACAAGGTCGACTTAATAAACATTCTGAACATGACTCGCCTTTATAACTATCTAATGGGAATTTAAATAAACTAATAGGTTGTAATCCCGTAGTATCACCACCTTCATTATAGGTTAAACAAATATCACTACTACCTGAGTATAAAATACCATCAGTTGTTATAAAAAAACCAACACTAAATACAAATGGAAACCCTGGGTCATCTAAATAAAGAATACCTGAGAATCCACCACAACAATTATCAAACTTTAAATTTGACGGACTAAAACTAGGAAACTCGTCAATTTTTAAACCAATGGATGGTGGAGGTGGGTTTGTGGTGTCCGCAAAACAAACATAATCGGTGTTAAGTTCGGGTGTGAAAGTAATAGTACTCCCATTACAATCAACAAATGAGTAAGATGTTGGAATAGAGGGAGACCCAAAACTTAAATTATACTGTGAACAAGCCATTTATAATAAATACAATTATTGTTGAAATTTTATTACTCTTTTCATAATATCGATGTATTTTCTAGTTGCACTACTTTCCTCGATATACTCAAAAAAATTATCATCTGATTTTAATTTTTCTAATGGATTCACATTTATGTAATCACCTTTGTAAAATTTTTTATCTTTTAAATCTTGAGTGACACCTGCCATATGTAGTATAGGCCTTTTTTCATATGTTTTAATATCATCAGTTGCCCAAGAAAAACTTAAATCGTCAACCACTTTAGTTTCTAAACCAAAATACCAAAGGTTCCAAAGTAATGACCACATTTCGGCAGTCCAAAATTGTATTTCACCTGGACTTATCGGGTATCTTTTTTGGAAATCTAACATTTGGTCGTATAAAGGAGCACAATCATAATATATTTTAAACCATAATTCCCATGGTGTGTTTTTTATTATATATTGACCACCACCTGAGTTAGGTTGGTTCTTTTTAACCTCATTAGTAGTTATACCTATAACATCAACCATTTCTTGTAAAAGTTGATTTTTTTCACAATTAGGATGTTGATTTTCGTATCTATCACAACAACTAACAATGTAATCATAACCTATATAACCAATGGTATCTGAAAGATATATTATATCATCACTAAGTAGTTTATCAAAATCAGGAAGTTCTCTAAATATAATGTCAGCATCATGTAAGAAAAAACACCTACCAAATTCAGGATTTTGCTCCAACCATTTATAAACTAAAAAAGGTTTTATACTTGGTATATAATGTTTTCTTTGTCTATCATCTAAATAATGGTGAATATTAATACCTAATTCTTTAAGTTTTAAAGAATCTTCAGTAGGTTCTGTGTTACCTTGAACCATACCAAATATTACATGAATTTTACTTGGGTTGATACCTAAATCAACAAAGTTTTGTGTGTATACTCTTACTTGCCAATGAAAATATGGAACATCAGGTTGTGCCGTTACAAATACTAATTTTTCCTTCATAATACTATTTGAAATTAAATATAGATAACAATCATTTGTAATAAATGCTATTTTGGGTAATATTTATAGTATATGAAATTACTAAAGACAGTTACAAAATTAGTTATGGAATCACAGAAGGCTTACGATGAGGCATGTGAAAGAGGTGTTAGTGAAAAAGAACTAGATAGACTTGAAAAAAATCTAAGAGAATCTATTAGACTAATGAAATTGATTAATAGTAAAGAACCACCTAAAAATTAGTATAATTTAGTAAGTATACACATTGTACTGTAAATACTATTTGATGCACTTGCCGCTCCCCATTGAACGGTAAAATCTAAAGTATTTAAAATTGTTGTATTAAATGTGGTATTATTTAAAGTATTAAATCCTGCCCCATATATGTCACTACCAACACCATATGAAAAGGTCCCGTTAGATAAAATAGAGGCAATCGTTATTGAACCAATAGACCTTATTGTAAAGTCACATTTAAATTCCCAAGCTCGGGAAGTAACACCATTTGTAAAAGTTATTGAATCAGTTCCTAAGACTGCGGTACCTGATTTAACTTGAAATGTTAATGTTGCTCCGTTAAGAGCTGACACAATACCACCAATTTTTACATGAAAACTGTCACCTACTTTAAAACCATTGGGGGGTACGGTTAAACTACCAAGACCACCATCTAAAATGCTGATTTCCGAAGTCGTGTTTACTACTGTTGCACTATCACCTGTTTGAACAAAAAAACCAAAGTTATAGTGAGATAAATCTTTTTCTTCAACAGTACCTGTCGATGAGTTCCTAACTAAAACTGAATTATCCGTGATATTTGTTGATGGGGCGTTATTTATAACTAATGTTTCAGTATGAGCGGTTGACGCTGATAATACATTAGTATTTGTTTGACCTGTTACATTTAAAGTACCAATTGTTGAGGTATTTGCGGTTAAACTAGTGACAGACAAAGGACCCGTCATAGTGTCACCTGTTAATTTAACAAATTCAGTATTTAATAAAAGAATTAATTGGTCAACAGAACCTTTATATGACGACCCATCAGGGTTACCCTGGGATGTGTCGTTAATATCGACAATATGAAAAATATTTGACTTAGTTATACCTGTTATAGATGCTCTATCAGTAAGAAATCCCATAATAATTTTATTTATAAATAGTCATTAATTAACTTTGAAACGTATATTTAATTCCATCCATAAATAAAAATTCTTCACCATTCATAAATGATTTAGGCTCAACTTCGATTGAATCACAAGTAATTGTTTTAAAGATTATACAACCATCAGTTTGAGAAATAATTTTTACACCTATTTTAGGCACATTATTAAATATTGAAGGTAATGGTGATATTAGTATCGGTGGAGCGACATTAGCATTAATTGTTGCAACCTCAACACATTGACCACCAAAAGAATTACAAACATATACCTTATATGGAAAATTTGGACCTATTATTGATGTTATATCAATTCCGTTCATTATAGTGCTGGTTTTGATAAACAACTTTCACAAGTACTGTAAAAAGTTGGGTTATTAATACCTGTAAAATAATTACCTGTATAGTTAATAATGTTAGAACCTGGGGGTAATGAAGATGAAGGATTTGATATGTAGATACTATAAAAACTCCAACAATTACCATCTAAATCTTGGAATATTTGATTAGAGTTTAATGACGGGCCTGGGAAATTTTGAATTAAATATTGGTTAACTACTGTTAATGAAAATGATTCAGCTCTTGCTCTAACATCCTTTGAAAAGGCTTCTTTAGACTCTACACTACTCACACTTTTCGTATCACAATTTTTATAAACATAAAATTGTGGTGGTAACGAAGGTGTTGGGGTCGGTGTGTGAGTCGGAGTCATTGTTGGTGTTGGTGTTGGAGTTGGTGTCGGACTTGAATCAGGTAAACACTCAATACATTGACCTAAGTTGAAGTAACCTACAGGACCTTCAGTTAAAATTATTTCAGTCATACCAATACTTTCAGGATTAACACCGACATATGAAATACATTTAGAAACCCCGTCAACGGTGGCTT